CCAGCTAATTCAGCAAATATAACGGTCAACGAAACAGTTAATGTTAATACAACAGAAAAAGTTGTAGACGAAAAGCAAAACAGCAACAAATAATTTAGCAATTATTCTACCCGTCCTAGTGGCGGGTTTTAAAATACCTGAAAAAGAACGCACATTCGTAAAAGGAGAGATATAATTATGTGGATCGAGAACAGAGAGGTTCTAGTCAATGGAAAACTTGAAAAGCGATACTGCTTTGTCGAGCGTTACAAATCAACTTTGACTGGGAAATATCGCAAGGTTTCTGTAACGTATGGAAAGAAAACACCGCAAGTAGTAAAAGCAGCTACACAAGAATTAGAGCGCAAGATCAATAAGGCATTAGCTGAAGAAAGTGAATTTGTTCAAACCGCAACACTTTCGCAAGTGTCAACTGCCTTTTTAGAGCAGTATCAAAAGCGGGTCCAACCTAGCACTTATAAAAATGGTGCATTGTTTATCAAAAAATTTGTCGATGATTTTGGTCATGACACTATCATAAGCAATATTTCACAACGAAGTCTAAATCGTTACTTCAACGACATGTTATATAACAACGAACGAGATCTGACAAATGGAACTGTTCGAGCTATAAAAAATAAAGTGTCTGTCTTGTTTGATTTTGCTGTAACATATGGATATTTAAAAGATAATAATATCAAAAAGGTCAAGATCGAATGGAAAAATGAAAATGCTCGTAAAAGAAATCAAATAGAAAATAAGTATTTGACGCAAGATGAGTATAGAAAGATAATTGACGATTGTTTGATAAATGGTGCAGATCACTATGCTGATGTCTTCAAGCTGCAATACTTGACTGGCATGCGCTTTGGCGAGGCGTCTGGCTTACGTGTTCAAGACGTGATCAAAGAAAACGGTAAAACTTATCTTGATATTAACCATTCACTTGTTTTCTTGAGTTCTCCATCACGTTACTATCTATCAGATTCTACTAAGACTTTTGCAGGGATGCGTAAAATAATCTTATCCCCTGAAGCTACAAAGATCGTTGAAAGACATATGTGTAACAAAGATCTAGATGCATTACTGTTTGCTTATAATCCATCAGCGCCCCATTTTGCTGATCAAAAGCCACTCAACATCAACAACGCAAATACTATGCTAAAGCGCATAATTGAACGTCAGAAAATAGATAAAGATGTTACTACACACTATTTCAGACATACACATGTTTCGGTACTTGCTGATATGGATGTTCCTTTACGTGTGATCAAAGATCGCATTGGGCATGCTGACACAAACATCACAGAAAAAATCTATATGCACGTGACTAAAAAGGCACGTCAAGACTTTGAAGCTAAGATAGCTCAAATTGATAATTTTCTGTGATAAAAAAGCGATACCTGTTACAGTATCGCTCAAAATTTTTGCCCATTTGTTGCCCATTTGAAAAATAGACATCCCATTTATTAAATTTACCTAATCTTTAAAAACGTTGATATATCAGAAATCATCAAACAAATTAAGTTGATTGGAATCCGACAATCCGTCCAAAACATGGTTTTCCGTCATGAAGGCTTAGTGTAAATTAACAAAGCTTAATAAATCAGCATTTGCTTGATTTATCGCAGTTTCTAAAGAATCTTCATTCCATTTAAGTGATACTTATATCCGCTTAAATGGAATTTTTTTGCCCATTTATTGCCCATTCTTTTTTTATTATCTGCCCATTTTACAAAATTCTCGCATTTCAGATAATCGCCTTGCCCATTTCAAAAATGATCATTTAAAATATTTTTGCATAAAAAATATCCCCCGTTCGGCACGGGGGATTACGAAGCTATATACGATTGTGGCTATATTATACCAAAAAAATTGTCAGTATACCAACCGTTGACCTGCATAGATGCGGTTAGGGTTGCTGATGTTATTACGTGCGGCCAATGCATCTACCGATGTACCCAATCGGTTGGCAATGGCTGATAGCGTATCACCTGATTTGACCGTGTAAACATGCGACGTCTGAGCGCTGACTGTCAATCTGTCGCCTGGGTGTATAACGCTGTAAATCGTCTTGCCGTTGCGACTAGCCAACGTATACATAGACAATCCATACTTAGCTGAGATACTCCACCACGAATCACCAGGCTTAACAACATAAGAGCCGTCTGTCTGCGTTGCCTGCTTTGTGGTTTGCAGAATCTCAACATCCTTGCGCTTGATCCAACTCATGATCCCAGACAACAGCACCCTGTCACCACTTGTCTGTTGTACTTTGTATGATTTCCCTTTAACCCAAGCAGGAATCATTTGCCCACTCGCCCAATTGCGGGCGCTAAAGTTAACCTTAACAGTAAAACCAGGTTTGATATCAGATTTAGCCGTATTGTCGGCCACAATCCCCTGTTTTACCGCCTGTGGTTTGCTGACCGGCTTGGTTGCTGCACCGCGGTATCCATTTTGAGTTATGCCCAACAAGTCAACGTTACCATCTAATCCGCCCGCTTTATACATGCTAGTGAATTGCCATTCGGCAACGCCATCGAGTGATGGGAAGTAAGCATAGTCCGGTGTAGTGGTGACACTGTAGTCCTTGTAGGCGGCAATCCACAACGAGTTAGGGAACTCAGCTAAAATCCGCTTGTAATCGACATGTGCTAGTGTATATGGCTTGTATGAATAGTACACTGGTGTGTAGCCTGCATCAGATATACGTCGCATACCATACAAAATCGCGTCTGTGTTGGCTGCCACGCTTGCTGAGGCTCCGTCCTCGTAGTCTAGCGCTACAATTGACCGCTTAGGCGTCTGGACCCGTGGCAGGAAGTAGTCCATGCACTGCTTAGCGGCTTGCTTGTCAGAGCCGATTTGATACCAAATGTACGTGTGCATCCTTAGCCCTTGCGCGATGCCGGTAGCAACTTGTGACTGGTAGGTATTTTGAGTATAGATTCCGTTAGCGTTGATGCCGCCGATTTGTGAGATGGCGAACTCGTCACTGGCCTGACCTTTAACGGCTGTATACCCTTGATACCGTGATAAATCCGTCCCCTGTGCCCTGCTTGCATAGACGTTTTGACTGCATAAAAAAAGCCCCGCAACTGCGAGACTTGCAACAACAACCTTATTGATTTTTACCATCAGAAGATTCACCACCTTTCGGAAACGACATGACGCCAAGAACTGTCAAGATTGTCAGCACTGTATTTACACAGTCCTGCACCGCAGACATCTGTCCTGTCAAATCCAGTCCAAAAATCCCGGCAATCTGCTGAGCAAGAAGCAGCAGCGCCGACACTAGCCCGACTACCGTCCCCCGATTCAGCGTACCATCTGCGTTGTACAATGCTTTCTTAATTTTATCTCCCATGATTAGTATCCTCCTTAAGATTCTTAATTTCCAAATCGTGCTCCTGCAGCTGCAGTTCATGATGTCTGAGATCCTCATTGATTTTTTCGATTTCCGATTCCTGCCTGTGGAAATTCCCATTCAATTTCTTTAGATTAACATTAAGCTCATCGAGTGACGACCTAAGTGGGGCCAGAACATTGGCAATCCCACTCTTGAACAGTTTGGACCCAAGTGTGATCAACCCGCCGATGAGCGTCACCAAACTGAGAATTTCACCCCAGCTTAACCCCCATAATCCATGAATCAAAATATCACCTCAATCTTATTATCCTACCCACCCACCGCTTGAAATTATTTTAATTGTTGTCCATTGAAATTATATTTCCTTATCTCAGATGCACCTGCACCAATACGAACACAATATATAATTTCGCTATCATAATCAATTGATACAACATCAAATGCTTGTTCATTAATAGTACCAATAGTTCTATTTTTAGTGTAATTAGGATCGTCGTTATAATACGCATCACACAACGTGTTAATTGACAAAATACCATTATTATACGTTTCATTATCTACATGTTGGTGACCAGATAAATCAAGTATAATTTTACCTTTGCTTTGTGTGAAATCGACATCAAATGAAGTTGTATCATCAACAATATTTGTAATTGTTACTTTATTTTTATTCTGATATGCAGACAAAATATTCCAAACTGGATTAACTTGTGGTGTTACGCCTTCCATATTAGGATCAATTGGACAATGCTGCATTATAACAATTTTCCAATCGTCTTCTACTTTGAGTGCTGTATTAACAAGCCACTTAAGTTGTTCAGTTTTAGCGCCATAGTTATCTTCCCATCCCATTTTCGCATTACCATTACGCATTTCAAATACATCTAACCCTATAAAACGGGTTTTTTGTTGTTTATTATCAGCATACCAGTAATTTTTACCAGCTCCAGCAAGCACAATATTTGGTAAAGTTTCTTCGTGTCGTGTAATTGCATTGTATTTATAACCATCAGATAAAGTATATCCTGTAACTTCGTGGTCAGATTTTTTTATGGTGAAATCGTGGTTACCTGATACTGCAAGTACTATTTTGCTTGCATGTTCTTTCCAAAAATTCCATGATGCTACATCAGTTTTTATATCATCAATTGAACCGTACGCACGTATCATATCTCCACCATGTAAAGTGAGTTCGATACCTGTTTTTCCTTGAATATAGTTAATTAATTTATCTGAATTACCAGCATTGCTATAAAAGTGTGGATCTGTAATGAAGAAAAAACTAACTCCGTTAATAAAAGAGTTAATATCATTGATTTCTTTAATTTTATTTTGTAAATAATTATTATCAAAATAATACTTTGGTGGAATACCATTCGATAATAAACTAACTGTATTTTGTATGTTATCAATTTGTTGCTTTTGTAATTGATACTTAGCCCAATCACCATATGCATATCCGTAATAGTTATAGATTAGAATTTTATGCTTACTTTTATTAAGAACATACTTTGTATAATCATCATAAGGATATTTTTCAATTGCATTTGAATCAAAATTAAAAATTAAATAATCAAAGTTATATAGCGTATAAATTGTCCCATCTGCAATACCTGTATCAGTTACACTACCAATTGAATTAGTATTCAAGATAGAGAAATTTTTAGCTGTGTTTTTTACTATAAATTTAACATTAAGATGTTGTCCATCATCACCACGCATAATTTCAATATTATTTCCAACTAGCGGAAATGCTTCAAATAAACCAGCTGTACTTTTAATTGATTCAGGCGTTCGATCGAAGAAAGCTGCCCACTGACCATATAAAGTACCATAATAATTTAATGCTAAGATTATTAAGTTATTAGGAAATTTATTGCTAGTCCACGCTTGAACAGTAACACTATTGGTAGTGGCATTATAAACAAGTGCACTAGATTCAGTTAATTTTAATGTTTTGTCAACTTGAATATATATATTTTTTACATATCTTTGTGAATCGTCATTGTAAATACCGATATATCTATTACCAGTGAAATTAAATGTATACTCACTTAATTTTTGAGAAATAGATATACTACTTCCATGAGCAAAATCTGGAAAAAGATATGACGTTTGAGCTTTAACACCATCTGTTGTACTTGATGATGCTTGATAAACTCCGCCGTCAATCCACGAAGTATCTTCCCAAAAATATTTGTGGCCATTATCCGTCGTAACCATCACCCCATCAGCACCATTGGGATAAGCTGATTGAAGCGCTGAAAGGTTAGCGAAAACCTTCGTCGGCGTTGCTACGACGTTTCCAATGTTTCGCCCTTTGATTGCGCTGTCAAGCTTGTCTGCAAGCTGTGCGATAGGTTCACGCACGTCCTTTCCATTCTTCTTGGTCCTGATTGCATTAGCTAATTCCGTCGGCGTGTGATTATCGCCAGTAAACGGTGTTCCGTCTCTATACTCAACTACCAATATAAATTCCTCCTATAAAAAATTATTTCTAAAGCGAGAGCTAGGCTCGGTACTCATATCGACATAGCCTGTGATACCAGCTATCTGACCTCTGCTTGTATACTGCCATAAGTCGTAAGGATGAGTTGGTTTTAAGCTCCCTTCTATAGTGCCGTCGTTAGTGCCATATGAAGGTATCCATATAGCGCCAGCTCTAGCAACATTTAAGTTCAAGTCACTATACAAGTGATTAGCGATGTATAGAACTATCTTTTGGTCAGGTATGCCAAGTGAGTTTAGCTTGCTCATATATGCTTCAACGCCACCACGCATCAGACTGGCATCACCACCCATTTCAACGCTTTCGATATCAATTGCATAGAAAACAGGTTGTTGCTTGCCGGCTACTACTGCTTGCGTGCGATCATAGAAGTCTTGTGCTTCTCGTTGCGCTTCCGATGTAGTGTCAGCCCTAAAGTAAGCGTGGACTGCGTACTTACCACCTGCTTCAATGCACTTTTGAAGATTTTCCATGTACTTTAAGTCTTGATGACTAGAACCACCTTGTACTCGGATGATACTTAAAGCTACGTTTTGAGCTAGCACTTGCGACCAGTCTATGACTCCTTGCAACTCAGATACATCGATTATTTTGCCTACTACCGCAGGCTTTAAATTGGTTACTTCTACTTGTAACTTCTTTAGATTATCTTCAAAAAGCGCATTTTCTTTTTTTAAAGAATCGTAATTCTTAGCTAAAGCCATGACTTCAGCACGCTTAGCCATCGTTTCTTCAACTTCTTTGCGTCTCTGGTAAGATAATTCTTCTTGACTCAAGAAACGGTCACCTATCGTTAAGCTTGAGTTAGCTACATCTACTAAATCTAGGCTTTGTCCGACAACTCTCAGGTTCTCATCGATTCCCATTAGTGGGTTGTAAACACGATAGTAATTGCCACATGTAAACTCATCAACTGTCTTATCAATTAAAGCTAAATCAACCGCTGACAATTGATATTGAACTTTAGCCGTGCTTTGACTGGCTAGGAACTCTTTACCTTTTCTTAGCAGATTACTTGCCTCAGTTACATCATCCCAAGTTTCAGCACCCGCTTGAATGCCAAATTCAGCGATCTTCTTTTCATCTCGTAGCCATTTTGAACCACTATTTACACTCTCAATTGTCAGCCGTGGCTTACTTGCATCACTGTCGGTTTGATCGTTTGCTTGGTCGCTTGGTGTTTCGATTGTTTTCCCAAGTGGTTTTAAAACTGTGATAATGTCTTCTGGATTAATCGATTGCTTTAATGAGCGTAAATTCTTCGATAATCCAATGATTTGATTACCTAATTTACCAATAGTATTTACATAGTCAATATAAGTCCCGTCTGATTCATATCTCAGACGTAATTCACCGCCTAGACGCTTAATTAACTTATCTTCAAGGGTATCGTAAGTACTTGTTTCATCAGCGGTATACCTATAAATCGAATTATTAGGATCTTTAACATCACAGCGCCCTATCTTAAAACGTTTATACGACTCAACTTGACTATTATGGACTTCCACAATTCGACTAAAAAAATCAGCTGGACTAATATTTTGCCATTTGCCATAGTTCTGATATGAGTCATGCAAATAAGCCAGCTCGCTTTCACAAGTTACTTCACATTGCAATTTACCTTCCATTGTCATTTCATTTGCAGAAGATAAAACCCGCCCCTTAAAAAGCAGATTATCCGACCACACTTCAATACGTGTTACAAATGGCTTGCTATCTGTATAAGCTAAGTTATCCGGTAAGCAAGTAAACTCAAATTTATCGACGCTATTGACTGCTTTGGTTATCTTGGCGTTGATAAGCTTTGACTTAAAGCCATGTATCTCAAAACGTTGATTTTTAGCATTTATTAAAAAAACTCGATACATACTAAATCAACTCCTTGTAAAAGATAAACTCGATGTGACCAGTCCCTATAATTTTAAAGTCAGTATTACCTACTGGCAGTGGAATTGCATCCTTGGTAATCCCAGCCGATACACTGGTATCTCCAATTGTCATAGGTGCTGATGCTTTAACAGTTATATTCACCTGTGTTGCACCATTGTTGATTAGTACTACATCCAAACTATTAGTTACATCAAAAGAAACATCTTGAGCGACATCCAAATCAAAGCAAAAGGTATCCCAAATGTCGTTGCCTTCTGCTAAAGCAGCAATTCTAAACGGATAGCACTGCCATTCAACTGTTAAAGTTCCCCAATGAAGCATTTCGTCAAAAGTGGGAGCTTTCTGTACTTCAGCTAAGTAGTAGTAGCTATGCATGACATCATCATATAGCGGTGACTTGCTCTTGGTACCCATCAGCCAGTTGACTATCTTAGTCCATAGGATGTAAAGCCCTTCTTTGTCATACTGGTCTACTTGCAAGTGGAAAACTTGAGTATACGTGCGTTCTTCGAAGTATGGGCCACCGTAGATGTTAGATAAGTCAATTTTTGAGTTAGAAAAAGGGATTTCAACTAAAATTTTATTTTTAGCTGGCATCCCCACTTTCTTGCCTTCCAGAGCAATCAGGCCAAACTCACTACTGTGATGACCGTTGAAGTCTACACCATAGTTAGAATCGTACATCTAGCGCCAACCCCCTCTCTGCATTTTTTTGACGCTTAGCGCTCTCTGCCGACTGATATATCGTGTTCACCTTGTTAAAGCTAGAACCGTCTACGATAGCAGTGCTTTGGATAGGTCTGTCAGCTAAGCTATCGATGGATTTAAGCATCAAGCGTTGATACTCAAGCATATCAGACATAGAGCTTGCATTAGCGCTGGAGAGATTGCTCTGCATACCCACGTCGACGGTGTAGCCACTAGAAAAACTAGAAGCTAAAAAGTCGTTCATGCCAAAAATGTTTTTTTGGACATCACCAAAGCTTTGAGATAAACCTTGGTTAAGACCTGCCATGATAGCATTACCAGCAGGAATCAAAAGCTTACGGTCGTAACTGATAGGTCCTTTATGTCTCTTAATCCAACCCGCAATACCACTTACGAAATGTTTTACGGCGCCCCAGGCGGATTTAAGGCCATGAAGAAAACCGTTCATGATAGCTGCACCGGCATGCCATAAATTGATGTTCCGCAATCCGTTAAATGCAGACCTAACACCGCCCAAAACACCCTTGACGCCGCCAGACACGTTGGAGACACCACGGCCGAATGCGCTAAATGCTGCCTTAGCGCCACTGACGGCTCCGCGTACACCGCCTGACACGCTAGATACTGCACTGCCCAGTCCATGCCATGCTCCGGATACTGCATTTTTAAGCCACGACCCTACTCTGCCCAGCGCGTTCCAGGCAGACTTGACAGCGTTGACTACACCTTTTATGCCACCGCCGGCAATCGAAACAGCCGATTTAATGCCGTTCCACGCTCCGCTGACGAGCGACTTCATCACGTTTCCGGCCGCTCCAAGGCTTCCAAAAGTTCCAATCAGTTCGCCGATAAAACTTGCCAACATTGTAATAACTGGCGAAAATGCTTTGAACTCACTAACGATTACTTTAACAATCGGCGTGATGACCAGAATAACAACCTTAAGTGCGTCAAAAGCAAATTTAATTGTACTCAAAACACCCTTGAACACACCGCCCAGGAATGCACCTAAAACCTGAAATGCCGGTTTAAGCGCACCGGCAATCACGCTGACTAACGGTTGAGCCGCATTCCACAGTGACGAGAACGATTTGACCACTCCGCTGATAGCAGGACCTGCGACTGAAGCAAATGAAGAAAAACCGGCTGAAACCGCCGGCAGAATCGCATTGGCAAGCGACTGTAATCCGCTGAAATTCAAATGCGAAAAGCTATTCTTGATCGTATTGACAACCTGCTGAATTGCCGTTGTGATTTTTGAAAAACTTGACGTAATGCTCGAAAAATCGATTTTTATGCCAAGATTTGAAAACAGTCCTTGAATACCTTTTTTAACGTTGGGAGCGGCCGCCTGAATGAACGTGCCTATCGCGCCGGGCAGATTCTTAAAAATTCTGCCGACCATTGGCAAGAAGTTGTTAAACAGGAAGTTAGACGTGGTTGTCGCCAGCGCATTAAGTGATGGCGTGATGTCAAGTTCCCCGTCCGACAAGTTGCCAAGGACATCCTGAAACGATGCTTTCATCGAGTTAAACGACCCCTCAAGGGTTGTCGCCGCTTCTTTGGCGGTTGTGCCCGTAATGCCCAGATGTTCTTGAACCGCATGGATTGCCTTGACGGTATCAGCAAAATCACCGACAGTATAGTGCTCGCCGGTAAGCTTTTCTGCATCTTTCATCAAGCGCTCCATTTCGGATTTAGTGCCACCGTAGCCCAGCTTAAGGTTATCCAGCATCGCATAGTTTCCACGTGCAAGCGATTGATACGTCTGCGTGATCAAGTCCATATCGGTGCCCATCTTATTAGCATTATCACCCATGTCCGTCATTGCCACATTGGCCAGTTTTGCGGCTTTTTTGGTGTTGCCGCCTAATGACGATACCAGAGATGCGGCAAACGACGTCACGTTTTCCATATACGTATTAGCGGACACGCCAGTTGTCCGGTACGCTTCCTGCGCATACTTTTTGACCGTGCCGGCAGACGATTTGAACAGCGTTTCGACGCCGCCAATCGATTGCTGCAGTTTGCCGCCTTCACTAATCGACGCAGCGATAGCTTTTCCGATACCGGCCGCGGCGATAGCTACAGAAGCGGCTCTAGCCAACTTTGAGCCTAAACTAACGCCGGCTGTATGACCAGCTTTTGCTGATTCCGGGACAACAGCTTTAGCAATCCCATCACTGATGCCCCGTGCGGATGGTACGATTTGCACATACGCTTTGCCCAATTCAGTCGCCATTGTCTACCACCCCTTTCAGAATTCTGTTGCGTGTTTCTTCAAATTCCTTGCCGCTTGCAAACGATACATTTTCGGTTTCAGACTCTTGTGTGTTGCCCATCAGCGAATCTAATATGCTTGTTGGCCTGTTTTTACCGGTTTGCGCATCCTCCGTTTTTTGCCAAATGAGAATGCTCAGCCTGTCAAGTATGCCGGCTTGTAACAGTGTGTTTAACGGCAATGTTGTATCGGCC